TAGAATACGAAGTTCCCAATCGAAGAACGCCATAAGGCTTTTGGACTCCTGTAGATGCAGGTGGAGTTGGCGTTGGTGTCGGATCAACAGCACTTGACTTCTCAAGCGCTACAAAATGCTGAGTCTCAACAGCAGCATCAACCAATTCTCGCCCATGATATGTTGCCATTGCTGGTGGAGTCTCTGTACTCCCAGCCAGTACCGCATCGCGAAACGCATACCATTTTCCAGCTTCACTTGTAGGAGTTGGAGGAGGAAGAGGCTTTTGTTTCTTTTGCTGTGCGGTCAATCCTGAGTTATCTCTAAGCCATGCTTGATACTGATCGCCACCTTCAGCATCTTCAATGAATCGTTTAAAGTCGTCAAGTGCTGCCATATCAAATATTAAGCTCTCGGAATCAGAAGAAATGAGTGCCCAATGAACGACCAAGGGAGCATTTCTGCTCCCTTGGTCTAGAACTCTATAGTCCGGTAATCATTAGACCTTCTTGATAGCACCTAGACCACGAGGGTTAAGCACTAGCATTCCGATCAATTCATCCATGACCCAACCGCGTCGGAACTGCTCGATCTGGTTGTTTTCTTCCACGTCGAGGGAGTACATGACAGGCATGACACCAAGGAAGTTAGGCTCCGGTAGGAAGAAGATGGTGCCCTGAGGAACCATGATCGACTTCTGAATCGTAAACTCACCGAATTCAGTAATCGTCTCACCCTGGGTGACTCGATCCTTGAATGCCCAACCTGTTACGTTAACGTCCCAGGTGTAAAGGTCACGCAAGTCTACCGGGTTCATAAGAACGCGGCGTACTTCTAGTTCGTGAAGCTCAAGGCGTGATACAGCGTCGTAGAAGTCTACAACATCAAGCGGTGAACCTGCTCCGATTTCAACAACGTGGTCAGGCGTAATTACGTGATCAGGGTTAGCTGCGTAATCTGTGATCGCTGAGCTAAGAAGAGTAAGGAGTCTTGCATCCTCCTGCTTCATGATAGCTTCACGAGTCATATCCTGAGCGTGTTCAATAATGTTTGCACGTAGGTAGTACGTGTCTTCCTTGCGAATGAACGGGAAGGCTGCGATGCGGAAGAGGCTCGGTGGAACCCACTTACCTTCGAATGGAGTGCTCTTGACTTCGGCTTCTGTCTGGTTAAGGACATACGCCTGACCAAGATCGTCCAATACTTCGTAAGGCATTGGGAATCCGCGCTCTAGCGGGTCTTCTACAAGAACGTTACGCCCAATACCTTCGTACTTGAGCTTAATCTGGATCGGACCAACCATTCCCTGACCGATTCGCTGGAAAGCTCCTCGCTTCTGTGGGTCTGTGTCTGCGTTCCAAATATCTTGTAGCTTTGCCGTCTTCTGCTCGTCGCTTAGCTTAGGGATACCCGCAAGCTTCGCTACGTAATCTTCTGACTTAATAGCTCGTCTATTTTGCATGTTCATCTTAGGTCAACGCTCCTTCAAGATCAAGTGTAACGATGATCTTTGCGTTAGAAACTGCTTCAACCAACTTAGCAACACGAGGATTGGTTGCCGGTGTACCAACGTTGGTTAGTCGTCCGTTTGCGTCTGAGTAAAGTACAACGCCGCCTGCTGTCGCATTTAGCGGTACCCATGATACTGCCGAAGCCAACGGAGTCTCGGTCGAGCTAGGTCCAGCCAGAATCTCGAACGTAGCATCAGGACCTCCACGCCATACACCGATTTCTGTACCGCTACCGATCTCGTCCATATCTCCATGAATGAAGTTAGCGAAAAGTCCGAACGGAACAGTAGTAGCTGTCGAAACAGTCATCTGCTCTCCCGTTGTCTTAGACGCAACCTGTCCAGGGTAGACAACAACAGTAGAAGCTACAGCCGTGGTGTCTAGGAAACAAGCATATGGTGTTGCCTGATGCCAAGCGTAAAGCGGCCTAATTGTTCGCTTCTGGGTTAGTCTCTTTAGTGAATTTGCTCTTAACATAGTTTTAGGATTTCCTCCCTCACTAACTCTAACGAGGGTTGAATTGTTTTTATAGTATTACAGGAATAAAGCAGCGTCATCAATTGAATTCAAATCAATTGTTCCGGTACCATTTGAAGATGCTGCTGTCGCAACTCTTGGTACTCTGACGCCCGATACTCTTACTCCCTGCTTCTTAAGTCCGGCCTTCTTAACTAGCTCGTGAACATCACGGCGAGACTCAATCTGTTCTAGTGTTTCTTTCTCTAGCTTAGCTACGTAGGTAAGCTTTTCTTCCTTAGAAATCAATCCAAGGTCAACTGCCTCGTCTGCTAAAGCAAATGCCTGAAGCAACTTAGCTTCACTCGAAGCGAACGCCGGAACCTTCTCGTCCTTCTTTTCCTTCTCGTCTTCTTCAGTTGTCTCTTCAGCACTCTCGTCCTTCGGTTCTTCCTTAGGAGCGTCCTTCGGCTTCTGTTGCTCAGCCGAATTATCAAAGGCTAGATCGCCAGTTTCTTCAACAATCTCTTCGCTCTTAGAACCATCCGGCGCTTCGGTACGAATGATCTTACGTCGATCTGCTTCTCTTTCCATTTCGTTTTCTTCATTGAGGACAAGCTTACTTTCAACAGGAGCGTGCTGATCCGAAATGATCTTAACGTCCTTTGGTTGATCCGCAGGCTTTGATCCTGGCTTGATTACTTTCTTAACTGCCGTCTTGCCAACAGCCTGAGCACCAGGACCACCTTCTCCACCGCCGCCCTGTTGCTCCCAAATCTGCCAGAACAGATCTGGATCATTAACGTCGGCAGTAATATGGAAAATCTGATTAGTTGCCGGACGCTCACCGTTAGCCTGCTTGTAGGCTCGACGCATCTCCATCATCTTAGTAAAGTTAGATTGATCTTGAACATCAAGAGTAGTACCATCTTCATAAGTGATAGTTCCAGTGAGTCCTTGCTGTGCTGCCGCTAGAGAACAAGCGTTATGCCAACCAGCACGAGGAAGTGTTGTCTCAATTACCGCAGCCGTTACCGGCGCGAGTCGATCCATTTCCTCTTTTACATCAGTTTCAAACTTAGTTTCAAAATTCATTTCATTTATTCCTCTCACGGAAGCTGAAGGTTTAATAGGTTCTATCGGCTTGATGAAAGAATCAGAACCACTAGGAGTTGTGCCTGTGTTCTCAGGAG